TTGGATTAGAGAAAACGGAACTAAATACGGTTGGTGTTGGGGTGAAGTTAAATCAGAACCTTGGCATTTTACATTTTGTGGACCAGGATCAAACAGGGATAAAAATTGTGATAGTTTTTGTAAAGGAAAAATGACCATAGATACTTCTTCCGACAAAAAAGAAACATCCACAGATAAAGAAGAAACATCTACAGATAAAAAAACAACAAAAGAACCCAAAAAAAAAATTAACCCATTTTTAGCCCCTTTAGACGCCATTATTGCTTTTGCAAAAGGTGATACTAAAGGATTAGAAGATACAGAAAGTTTGCTTGAATTATCTAATAATACTAACGAAGAAGAAATAAAAAATATATCTGAGGAAGTAGTGAGAATAAAAGATATTATGAAAAAAATACTTTAAATATTTGACTAATATTTATATTTAACTTATCATTTCACTTGTAATTAATTAAATAATATGAGTGAAGAATTAACCCAAGAAAATGAACCGAAAGTAATTGAGATGTATTCTTATATTGCAAACGGAAAACAACTATGGACATCTAATCTATCATTTGCTCAAATCAGAGCTGATTTTTATGGAACAAATGATGTTTATGTTGAAAAAGTTGAAGTGAAAAACTTGACAAATTAAAATTAAGTTTTTATATTTGTAAAACAATTGAGGGAAACCTTAAAAAAAAAGTAAAAGAAAAATTTGACTAATTAAAAAATTCTTCTTAACTTTGTAAAACAAATCAGGAAACGTCCTGAATCGTTCTTTGAAAAAATAGATTATCCAATCAGGAAAAGTTTTGTCAGATTAATTGACATGTAATTGAAACAAATGTTTCATCTTGGAATGATAAAGATATTGGGCAGTATATGGTCCATTAAAATAAACCATGAAAGTGGGATAAAGTGAATTATTTGTGTTAGATAGTTTGCGGCTTCTTCGGGAGCTCGAGTATACAAGCGGGATACCGTTTAACCTTTAGTATCGAGGGCAACGCTGTAGAGAAAGTGGTTAGATGATTTGGCGATGTGGGTCGTCAAGTTGAGGTGGGAACACTAAAAGAATTAACCCGTAGGAATATTGTAAAACATGAAATTTCCAATTTCATTATTACGTGTTCCAATATCAAAGGAATCTTAAAGTCGAAAGACAAGATGAGTAACAGGTGGTGCTGATATCGTCCTTATTAATTACCCACCAAGGTAATAATTCGAAGAATTCTTGAAGTATGGAAATGGGGACATTTCACGGAGTAGTTGAGTATCGACTCGTTCAAAAGATGGGTTGGCTCGGTTGACAGACCACTACTTCGATAATCCACGACACAAACTTATGACTATTGTATTAAGTCAAATTAATTAATAAAATAAGGAAAAGTGTCTGTCACGGTATAACGGAAGTTGCCCACTTAGTCACGGGTTGTCCGTGGCACATTAGGTTCCCAAGACCGAGTGTATTTCTACCAAAAACCTCTAATCCTGCAAGGACGAGTTGGGGAGGCATCCTCGAAGAGAGTTAAGTAATAGGAGAGTAGTTATATCGTCAAGGAGTGATTGGTCTAACCAATCGGCAATGAGAAATACTTTCCAAAAGAAAGTGGATAAGAGTAGAAACAATAATGACTCTAAAGGTTCTCACAAAAACGTGTAATCTCAGCGTTTCTTTTTTAAAAAGATGGAGCGACCGGCAAAAACATTTAGGGACAATTTGTCCCTTTTTTCATTTTTTCATTTTTTTATCAAACAACCCAAAGTCCATCCCTCCATTAAAAAACTATTTAATTCATTATCTAAAACTCTTTTATTTTTACCATCTTTATTAATCCACTTTCTCCCAATACAAGAAGGTTTAGAAATCTTTTTAGTATTTTTCATACTATTTCTTAAGATTAATTTTCTTTCTTCACTAATATATTGACCAAAATTCCACCCATCTGATAAATATTGATTAATATCTTCGGGTCTAACCATTTTATTTTTAGTTTCCTTATTCATCCATTTCATCCCCCAAACCGAGTTATCAGACCCAACTCCAGTATTTTTCTTTTTTAAACTAAGTTTTTGTTTGGATTCCTCCGTGTGTTTTTTTCCTGACCAATCGTAAAAATTTGATCTAACACGTTTACCTAATTCAAAACTTTTTTTAGTTGCTTCTGACATTTTTTGTGAAAAAATTCTTCTGTATTCAGGATCCGTCATGTTTTTTTTGAATTGATCATTTCCTGCCTTACTTGTTTTTATCATATGTAATTCATTTTTGAATCCTCCTCCACCACCTAATTGTAAATTCATACAATAGTGATCGTTGATAAGTTTTTTATCAACAATTTCTTTTTCTCTCAATTTAAGTTCTTCTCTATTTGAAAAAAATTCTAAAATTTCTTTTTTATGATTTTCTCTGCCGTGATAATTTATTGAATTCCATAATCTTTTACCGCTACCTAAATAATTGTCATCAATGTTGTCTGTAGAATGCATTCCAATATAATACCTATTAGTTAGGATACAAGTGGTTTTATAAATGTAATGATATTTTTTTTGTCTTCTGGCCATATATATAATTTTACTATAAATATAGCCAGAAGTCCAAAAAGTCTAGTGTGGACCCGGAGGTAATCGAAACCTCGTCCAGCTCGTCTTGTCTAAAAGACAACTACATGCTTAGGTTGGTATTTTCTAATACCCCAAAATATTTGATTTTGTCTTGATCAAAAACAATGTCAGTTTGTTCTTCACCATCGTAAACTAACAACCAATGAACCATTCAATTTATAGTTTAATGGTAATCCACTTTTATCACTTCTGTTGCTAAGCGTATGTGAACCGGCTCCCGTTTCCGTAAACTTCTTAAGCTACAGTAACTTCAGAACCTCTTAGTAAACCAAGAGTTTCCATTTTGTTTAGCACATTGCCAGTTGTTTTTGTGAGTCAGTTTTTAACGAGATTATCTCAGTCTCGGCATGCTTCTTTTATTCAACCAACGCCTGTCAAATCCAAGTCGGGCCCATATGTCAAATAACTTCTATACAAATATAATACAAAGATTTCACTTTGACAATATATTTATAAATATATGAAAAAAAGACTTCTTATAGAAAATGATGTTCCTGAAATGACGGACTTTCAAAAAATCCTTCTTTTAAATAAAAGAAAGTTAGATTCAGATGATGTCGAATTCAAAAGCGATAATTACGAAGACTTGAAACTATATCATGTTCAGATTAAACCTGATGGTCTACTATTTGATTTTGATGATTTAGAACAGTTTTTAAAGTTTTTTCATTATCCTGCATTTGAAGAAGGAACTGACGGTGAGTGGGATGCGACTAATTATGATCGTATGTATTATGGTTCTTATGATTTTTATAGTGAGTGTCAAGATCGAGCATATGACGATTGGAGTGAAGGATATACTTTAGGATATCTTTGTAGTGAAGCAAAAATCAGATTAAAAGAATTACTTAAACTAATCTCACCTAACCTTGTTGATAATATTAATGAAAACGGTGGAATTGATGACGAAAGTCAAATAACTTCAGTATTAGACAAATACTTTCAACATATTGGAGATGAAATGGATGAGATTATATGTTCTGCTAAAGCAAATGCAACTGAAGCAGGGGTTAAGGAAGCGATCGAAAAAGCATATTGTAATACACTTAGTGATTATGGTGTTGAAAAATGGGGTAAGTGGTGTTTTGGATTATACTTTATAAGTTGGGGTAATCTGGTTCAGTTATTTGTTGAAGATGGTGAATTTGATGGAAAAGCCCTTGATTTGTTAATACAAAAGATTGAAAAAAAATTCAGCCACAGTCTTCCTGAATATTACGAAATGGAATATTATGTAATGGACAATGAAATGTTTGAATCTGAGTCTTGTGAAAAATTAGTTAACTTAATTGATGAATATATAGAAAGAGCCCAAGAAGAATTTTCTCCTGAATATATGAAAATTATGAATAAACTATCATCTTTGAATTTATTTTATAGAAAAGAAATTCCAGGTCAAAAAAATTTATTTATAAAAGTTGAGTCAGTTGATCCTGAGACATTAAAGGTAAAATATTTAATCGGTTCAGGTGGTTATTTTGGTGATCGTAAATATGGTTTATCAACTCCTGATGAAGTAATTGCAATGGCAACTCAACCAGGTTTATTCAACCCAACTGAGTTTAGAATTCAACCAGGTCAATTAAGACGATAACGATCTTTTAAAATTTTGTATAATTTTAACCCATCTTCATCATCAATATAAAAGTGATTTTCATCATATATGTCGGCGATTATAAACCCATCTTTTTCTTCAATTACGTCAATAGATGTTAATTGGTGAACCTCATCATAAAATGGACTTTCATCAACATTATCAAAATTATATAAAGATTTAACAGGTTTTGGTTCATCGTATTTGAATTCGTATTTTTTTAAACCGAGATCTTTCACCATGTTTTTTCCAGCTTCGATTGCTCTTTTAACATCATCGATACATACAAATTCATTTGCTGTGTGCATATTATAATAACCACATGACATATTGATACAAGATAGATCAGATAGTTGTTTAATCATCATAATATCGGTATATGGGTGAGACTGAACCAACATTTCGTTATTAAACCCTTTTGTAATTGATCTAATTGCGGTATTGAAGAAATCTCCATTCTTATCAAATAAAGTGGTTCCCATGCAAGCCTGTGAAATTAAATGATCACCAGGTGCGTCATATTGGGCGCAATAACCAACATCTTTTAAAAACTCTTTATCCACCAATTTTGATCCATGGCAACCCGTTTCTTCTGATACAAAAAACGCAATTTTAACTTTATCTAATTGAGAAAGAAGTTCCAAACAAATATAAATTCCACATTTATCATCGCCACCAATTCCTGTTGGGTTATCGTCTTTATCATATGCCTTTAAACATAATACTTGATCTTTTCCAAAATCTTTTCCAAATGTAAATGGACGAATAAGATATTCTTCTTTAACAATTATTTTTTCAATAAGATCATGAACCGTGTCGGTGTGAGAAATAAACATTGGGTAAAATTCACCTTCATCCAATGTTCCTTTAGTTGCGTATATGTTATTATGTTCGTCACAAGTTAAAGTAACTCCATCCATATCTCCAATAATAGAAATTAAATACTCTACCATTTTACTTTCCTTATAAGTCTTGGTGGGGACAGATAAGAGTTCTTTAAATTTATTTAGATTCATTTTGAATTGTTTTTACAAATATAGATTTATTTTTTGAATATACAAAGTATTTATTAAGTAAAATATAAAAACATGAATAGAAGTTATAGTAAAATTAGACACATTCAAGAAGCAAACTTGGTGTTGGAAAATAGAAGATTGGAAGAAAAATCAAAACATTTGTTGATGGAAGAAACAGGAGTGATTCAAACAATGACAGTAAAAGTTCCAATTACAAAAGGTAAAGATAATGTTGAGAGATTTGCAGCAAATCAAAATGTAGAAGTTAGTTTAACTGATGGTAAAGGAGAAGGGACAAACACTAGATTAGGTGAGTTTAAATCTATTAAATCAGTAAGATTGGGTGATAATCAAATTTTAACCGGCACCGCATACACTAATTTTAGATACGTATTTTTTGCGTCAGACAGAAAATTACAAAACTACTTATTTAATAATATTGGTAAAAAATATGAACCATGGGATAAAGAGGCTCAAGTAAGTTTAAATAAAAATTCTGGTGGTTCACAAGTTTTTGATTGTGAAGTTACCTTTGTTAAAAATCTTATACCAACTCAAAAATAAAAAAATATTATGAAAAAATTTATAATCTCAGAACAAGAAAAACAAAGAATTTTGGAAATGCATCAAAGCGCAACTTCAAGACAATATTTAATGGAACAAACAATTGCAAGCACTCAAGCTCCTGTATTTGTTAATGAATTTAATAGAGTTATGACGGCATATAAATTACCTGGATATGTTGCAAAATTTGTTAAAGGTGCCGACGATTACCACGGTAATATTGTCATTTATAAAGATGGTAAAGAACTTGTCAAATCACCACAAGATTTTGGAATTGCTGTAACTGCAAATTTATCACAAGGAGTTCAACAAACTAAAGATCCATTAGATAATTATGGAACACAATTGGTTGATGGTAAAGTCACTCAATTTGGTCAAACTTTGGAGAAAGTTTTGGGAACTGCTGACGCAGCTGCAAAAAATCAACTAACAACCGCCGTAAGGAGTGCGGTTGATGCTGTTAAAAAACAACTAAAACCAACTCAAAAATAAAAAAAACTAAAAACCCCACCTGAAAAGATGGGGTTTTTTTCTATGAAGACTTTTCAAATACAAACTTAGAGATTTTCTTAACTGTGGTCATTTCTTCTGTAAACCAAAACCAAATGATTGATTCGTTTTGTGGGTCAGTATTAACAATCAAACCATAATCAAAATCATCTTCTAAGATATTGATCTTTAAAAACCCGTTACCAAGATCCTCACATTTAATTGGTAGTTTACTAAGTTCTTCACCATTTAAAAAATAGGTTGATGTTTCCTCATCTAAATCTATCTGATACGTAGTTTGGCCTGTTTCCATTTCATGGACATAATCTGGATTTGTTAAAACAGAATCAATTGATGTTTTAGAAAAAGACACCATTTCTTGACGTTCAAAAACGTGAACGATTATTTTTTGACTAAAACTCAAAAAACTCAAAAAAAGAACCGAAGATAAAAGAAGTGTTTTCATTATGTGTATGTTTATTTATTTCTACAAATATACACGACAAAATTTAATTTACCAAATCTATTCCTTCTTTTTTCTACCCCTTTTTGGTTTTTCTTCTTTATTGGAAATAATAACCCCATCATTTTCCACTTTCAAAACATATTCTTTGTCTTCTTCAATTTCCATCATTAAGATTTTTTCAGAAATTAAATCTTCAATTTTATTTTGAATTGCTCTTTTGATAGGTCTTGCCCCAAAAGTTTCGTCAAAACCAACTTTGGACAAATAATCAACTAAATCTTGTTCATAAGAAAAATAGTATTTTTTTTCTGAAACTCTCTGTAATAATTTGTCAATCTCTAGTTTAGTAATAACGTCAATGTGTGGTTTTTCTAAAGAGTTAAAAATTACAACATCATCAATTCTATTTAAAAACTCAGGTGAGAAAAACTTTTTCATTTCTTTTTTCAATACATCTTGTTTTTCTTCTTCTTTAACGACATCACTTTTTAGAGGTTGGAATCCCATACCAGTTCCAAAATCTTGTAATTTTTTAACTCCAATGTTAGAAGTCATAATAATTAAACAATTTTTGAAATTGATCTTACGACCTAATGAATCTGTAATATGACCATCATCTAACAACTGAAGGAGTGTTGAGAAGATGTCTTTGTGAGCTTTTTCAATCTCATCAAACAATACCACAGAATAAGGTTTGTTTTTAACTTGTTCTGTTAATTGACCACCTTCATCATGACCAACATATCCTGGAGGAGATCCGATCAAACGAGAAATGGTGTGTTTTTCTTGGTATTCACTCATATCTACACGAATCATATTGTCTTCACTACCAAAGATTTCTTTTGCTAATTGTTTTGCCAAATATGTTTTACCAACACCCGTAGATCCCAAGAAGATAAATGAACCGATTGGTTTATTTGGATCTTTGATTCCAATTCTATTTCTTCTAATTGCCTTTGAAATTTTATTTACGGCTTCTTCTTGACCAATAACCTTTGAATTTAAACTTTCATTTAAGTTGATTAATGAATTTCTTTCGTCCAAATTAATGTTAGAAATTGGAATTTTGGTCATATTGGAAACCACTTCATAAATTAAATCTTCAGGAATACTTCTTTTACTATTCAATAAACTTTCTTCAAATTTCTTTTTTTCTGAATCCAATTTTGATAAAACATTACGTTCTCTATCTCTTAACTCAGCCGCCAACTCATATTTTTGTTGTTTAATAACATTCATTTTTTCTTGTTTGATGGCGTTTGCTTCGTCCTTTAATTTTTCGATTTCTTCGGGTAATTTGATGTCAATTTGCATTCTTGACCCAACCTCATCCAAAATATCAAATGCTTTATCAGGAAACTCACGATCTGTAATATATCGATCAGCTAACTCAACAAATATCCAAAGAGTTTTATCATCATAAGTCACTTTGTGGTGATCTTCATATTTTGATTTACTCATTTTTAAAATTTCAAATGTTTCTTCTTTCGAAGATGGGTCAACAATAACCTTTTGAAATCTTCGATCTAACGCACCATCTTTCTCAAAGTGTTTTCTATATTCATCCAAAGTTGTTGCTCCAACACATTGAATATCTCCTCTTGATAAGGCAGGTTTTAAAATGTTTGACGCATCTAAAGAACCTGAACTATTTCCTGCACCAACCATAGTGTGAATTTCATCAATAAATAAAATGATGTTTGGAGTTGCTTGTAATTCTTCGATAATAACTTTCATTCGTTCTTCGAATTGACCTCTATATTTTGTTCCTGCAACTAATGAATTTAAATCTAAAGATACGATTCTTTTATCCATTAAATTTTTTGGACATTCACCGTTGTGAATCATCATTGCAAGACCTTCAACAATTGCTGTCTTTCCTGCACCTGGTTCACCAATAATAATTGGGTTATTTTT